AATCCATCAGGATCCGCCACTTCTACACCATCAGATGAGGCAGCCCATCCAATGTTCATAGTACCTGTTCCACCTAAATCACCGCATACTAATTGAAGATCAAGAACTCTAGCTCCTTTAGGAATCTTCATAAAAGTAATAGTGTCTGAGGATGAGTTTAAAAGTGCTGCCGTGATAGTAAAAGAATCGTAAGAAATAAATTTTCTTACATACTCTTCACCTGGATTAGCATTCACACTTGGCTCAGCATCTCTATTTGTTTTGTTTGTTGCTTTATAATCAGCCATGTTATTCTCCTAAAAAGAGGGGCGTTTCCACCCCTTAGTTATTATTCAGCACAAATGATTTCTAAGTATTTTGATTCTTCCATACGAGTAGAACCAATGCTCATTCTTGCATACACTTGGTTAGAGAATGATTTATCAGCTCTTTCCTCAATACGAGTCAGAATGTCTTCGCCTTTAGAAAGAAGAAGTCCATCTTGCGCCCATGCAAAACACTTAATAGCAGAAGAACCAATAGTTCCGCCGCCAGCTCCAACGCTACCATCAGCAGGTGCAAAGTTTACAGCAGATAGATCATCAGCATTATCAAGTCTTTCTAACTGGATAAATTTGAATCCCATGAAAGAATCTACTTCACCACCAACAAGAGCTTTAACAGTGTTGTAATCAGAAGATGTCAACTCGTCTTCAGCTAAAAGTCCATCTTGAACTTGAGCAGAACTAATCGCCATACATCTTTTAATTGAAGGATCAACTTCATTTTGATCGAAGTATTTCTTAGCGGCTCTAAGAGTTTTAACATTTAACTTAATAGGAGCAGTAGTAGAACCATCGTGCGCTACAAGTCTTTCAGAGTTAGAAACAGCAACAATAGTTCCGCCTTCTTTACCAGCGTAAGCATTTCCGTTTGCTTTTTCAATAATTTCGTCATCTTTAGCTCTACCAAGTGCCCAAACAGCAGCCTGTAAATAATCACTAGCAGGATCAATTAACATTCTGATTTTGTCTTGGTCATCGATTAGATCAGCCCACTCGTAGTCTACAAGAGTAACTCTACGTCTTGAGTGTGGAGTATCGATTTGTGGCGTGTCACTGTGACGACCTGTTCTTTTAACAGCAGCTACAGGTCCTAGCCTTTCGAAAAATTGTGACTCCCCTCGTTGGCTTTCATTTCTAACAGCTGGCTCAAGGCGAGATCCTTTTTGTTGTGAAAGATGAAATAACATATTGTTAAATTGTTTCACAAATGCGGTTGTAATTTCACTAGACATATTCGTCTCCTTACGAAAATAGTTAGTATTCAATTAATAAATGTCAGTGGGATTGTCCCTTTCAGGATCCGCTGTATGCGCTGTCGTCGAGGATCGACTAGGCGATTGTCCTACGCATAGCTATAGTATAAAACTAATATTTTGTACGAGTCAAGTACTAAGCTTGATTTACGTTAGCGTAATGCTCTTGTAATTCCCGTACAGCTTTCTTATGTAGCGGATGATTAGCATGGTGCGCTGGGTGCTCAGGATTGCTCCAAACCCCATCTATAAATTGTTGAGAAGCCTCAGTGGTCGTTCCAAGTGCGCTTGTTTCGCCTAAAATCTTATCTTCAACTAATTTTTCGCCCAGTTTAGCCATAGCTGTAATTACTTTTGGGTTATCTCCAAGTCCGCTTTCTTCTAAGTATTCTACAAAACCATCATCTCCAATAGCTTTTAAACCTAATCTAGCGGAGCGTATAAATGGTTCCCAATCTTTACCTTTTTCTTCTTTAAGTTTATTAAGTTCTTCTTGTGCCCTAGCTACTTGCATTTCTTGATGTTGAGCGTCTACGTTACCGGCGTACTCGCTAAACCAGTCGTATAATTGTTGAGCTTGTTTAGGTAATACTCCATTTTTATGCGCATGTTCTTTAAAAGCTTGGATAAATTCATCATCTGCGTCTTCAGCAACATTTAAAGAATAACTATCTAGATCAGGCATTCCAAGTTTTTGCCAAACTTTTTCCCATTCTTCGGGAGCTGCATACTCTCCTGGTATTTGAATTTTATCCGCACCAATTTGTCTTTGAGAATGTATATACGATTTTAATAACGCATCTTTAGAATTAATCACTTTAAGTGCAGGAGAACTTAATAAATCCGAATCTTCTGGATCCCAATCCATCCACTCGGGTTTAGGTGTTGCCTGTGTTTCTACTGGTGATTCTGTTGTTTCTACTACACCTTCAGCAGGTGCCGTAGTCTCTGTTCCTTCAGTTAAAGTGCTCATGTAAAGTGTCCTCCATCTCACGTTGTTTTTTCAACATACTTTGCATACGTTTTGGATCAGTACCAAGTATGGTTAATATTTGTGTTACTATATGTCTCATCCCCTCATTAAAATGAGTAGCATACGGATCGGCAGTAAATCTTGCCTCCATGATATGCCCTCTTTTCATAAGGTCGTATAAAACTTTTTTACCAGAAGGTGTGCCAAAGCACCTCTTATAGTCTTCGACTATCTCAATAGTTTTTTCTTTCAAACTAAATTACCCCTTGAGTTTGAGCATCTAATAAAGTCGGTCCTGCTTTACCAATTGCTTCTGCTTGGGCGAGCTGTGCTTCCTGCTGTGCTTGCTGTGCTTCTTGCTCTTGTCTTTGCTCTCTTAAACTTTCAACCTCATCTTGATCTCTAAACAATTCTTGAGGAATAGAGAACATATGTCCAATATGTCTTACTGCCTCGTCAGGATTTAGATTATCCATAACTGTTGGATCAACTTGAAAAAATGGTGTAGCAAGTTGAACAAATCTATTTATGTTCTGAGCGTCTGATGCTCTTTGAGCTTTAGCTACTTGAGAAGAGTAGCGAACATTTATTTCTTGTTCGCTTAACACTTCTGGTATCGGTGGAAGTGCTTCTGCTCTTAACATAATTCCAAACACGCGATCGATTAATGGTCTTAGTAGTTCGTCGTGCTGTCTTGCTAAGATAGGAGCAAGCAATCTAAGTTTCTCTTCTGTTCTTTGAGATACTTCTGTCGCTGTCATTTGTGGACCAACATTTAATTGTAGCTGGTCTATAAAAAAAGCTTCTCTTATTGAAGTTCTAATTCTTTCTAGCAATTGAAAACCAAAATCAATTCTGCCACCTGTTTGCAATGGAATAACTTGATCTGGTGTTCCTGCTCTATAATAGCTAATACCGCCTGGTCTTAAATTTAACGGCAACATAAACCCATCGTCAGGAACAAGTAGCGGTGGATCGGTAATCTTCTGTCCACTACGTAAAGTTGTTTCCATCATAGCGTTTACCATTTTAATATCGGGTAAAGATTTTATCGCTGGACTTCTGCCATATACTTCGCCAGAAATTTTAGTCCACCTTGGTACTAAATATGGAAACTCATTGAAACCGCTTTCCTCAAGAACAATTGACTCTTCCGATAAAGAATAAACGGAAGCATAGGGCATATTCTTAGGACCAATCTTTTTATTATTAAGATTTTTTCTAGGAAACACTCCATGTATAATATGTTTTTTACTGTCTGGATTTTTATCAAGTTCACGAAGCAACTTCTCATTTAATTTTTCTTTTCCAAATTTATCTACAATATTTCTTAAGCTCATCCACTCTTCTCTAAAGATTGTATCAACAACTCCTTTTGAATTTTCTTGAATGTAACCATCATATACTGGACGCGCTCTAAATCTTAAAAGTCTTTCGGGGTCCTCTTCAATCTGAATAAGTCCAGTTCCAAAAGATCCTAAATCTAAATATACTTCATGTATTTCTGTTTGGAAGTTTGAGTTATTTAAAGTTTGGTGCATAGTCTCGGCTGTACGTTGTAGCCAAAGTCTAACGTCATCTAATCTATCAATTTCTGGAACACCTGTTGTTAACTCAAACCAATTTAAAGATGGATTAGTAAGCATACTATGTAAAGCAGAAGCAAGAAGTTCGTTAGCGTGAATAGCAGTTGAATCAAATAAAAAACTTTTGTTACTCTTTTTTTCTCCCGTAACACTTCTACGAGTTTTATATACATCATCTTTTCTTGGGATGACATAATCAGCAACCTCTCTCCAGTGATTGTCCCAGTTTTTTCTATCACCTTTTAAAGTTTCAAATCTTTTTTTTATCTGTAACGCAAGCCCTTTATCTTCACTCATCAAATATTCCAGTTCCTCTAGTAAGGATTGTTTGC